CGAAGAGCATCTGCCGGCACTGTTCCACCGGCTGGCGCAGCAGGGAGAGGCTCGCCTGCTGGCTGTATTTCCCCCGCCGCAGCTTATTCAGCACGCCGCTCTGCAGCCCTTCTCGCTTAAACTCCAGCGGCGTGGCGAGCGGCACGATATCGAGATAGCCGGTGGTGAGAAAATTATCCAGCTGCAGGGTATCGACGCGTTGCGGGGCCCGGCTGTTACGCCCGGATGCCAGTGCACGTCATTATTACGTTTCAGAGGCTGGACATCTTCCATGGCGTCAAGAAACAGGGATTTGTCATCAAGGTTCATGGGCTCTCCTCCAGCGGCTGTCGCCAGCTACTATAGCCGCCTCGCGCTCCCCTCTCAACGCGTTTAGCCGCGTTCGCTGGCAAAGTGAGCGCGACGGACGATTAAGGAAACAATTGTCGGCTCTGGCGGCGGAACAGGGTGATTAACGACGCCGTGAGCGGCGTCTGCCGGGTATCGCGCCGCTGGATCAGATAATAGGTGGCGGTGGGTAACACTTCACGGATGGGGATCATCACCAGTTTGTCGGCCATCAGCGGGTCGTTGCCCAGCTCCACCGGCAGGATGCTGAGAAAATCACTTTTCACCACCAGGCTGATGCAGGATGAGAACGTTTCGCAGACGATCCCCACCTTTGGCTCCCGTCCCAGCTGTTCGAAGCGCTCCTGCAGCTGCTTGAAGTAGCTGCCGCGCGGCGTCGGCATGGTCCAGTGGTGATCCATCAACTCCCCCAGCGAGGTGGCCTGCGCCGCCGGATGGCCCGCGCGGGCGAACACCGCGAACGGTTTCTCAAACAGTTTCTCAAAGCTGAACTCATGGTCGTACGGCCCGGGGTAATAGGTATTAATGGTGAAATCCAGCTCCCCCTGGCGCAGCTCATTAATCATCGCCAGCAGCTGACCCTCCATGATCCGCACCTTCACCTGCGGATGCTGCTGATGAAAGCGGCAGATCACCGACGGCATCAGCGACCGGGCGACGCTGGCGCCAAGGCCAATATTAATTTGCCCGGCCTGTTCCCCCTGGCGCTGCAGCAGTTCATCCTGCGCCGCCCGCAGCTCCTCAAGGATCAGGCTCGCATGTTGATAAAAACTTTCGCCATTGTCGGTTAACGCCACCCCTGGCTGCGGCGGACGAACAGCTGGGCGGAAAGCCCCTCCTCCAGCTCTTTAATCGCTTTGGTCAGCGCCGGCTGCGAGACCGCCAGCGCCCGGCTGGCGCCACGGATACTGCCTTCCCGGGCTACTTCGACGAAGGCGCGAATTTGATGAAATTTAATCTGAAATGCCATGCTTTTAGTGATAACCGTTGCTTATCAGACAGAAGAAAATGACATCTACTGTAATCCATCAGGCTGTGGCAGGTTAAGGGTGTTAAGGCCTGTAGCGCGTCAGTGATAAACAAAAGCTATCACATCGTGAACGCCGTCACATTTTTTACTTATGACAGGATAAGCTATGCCGCAACTTGATGAATACCTCCGCCAGCTGGCGCCCTCCATGACCCAATGGCGCCGTGATTTTCACCTGCACGCTGAATCCGGCTGGCTGGAGTTTCGCACCGCCAGTAAGGTCGCGGATATTCTTGACGGGCTAGGCTATCAGCTGGCGCTAGGCCGCGACGTCATCGATGCCGACAGCCGGATGGGGCTGCCGGACGAGGAGACCCTGGCCCGGGCTTTCGAACGCGCCCGCGAACAGGGCGCGCCGGAGCGCTGGCTGCCGGCGTTTGAAGGCGGTTTCGCCGGCGTGGTGGCCACGCTCGACACCGGGCGGCCCGGGCCAACCCTGGCCTTTCGCGTCGATATGGATGCCCTCGATCTCAACGAACAGCATGACGATAGCCACCGCCCCCATCGCGATCATTTCGCCTCCTGCAACGCCGGCATGATGCACGCCTGCGGCCATGACGGCCATACCGCCATCGGGCTGGGGCTGGCGCATGTGCTCAAGCAGTATGCCGCCCAGCTCAATGGCGTCATTAAACTGATTTTCCAGCCTGCTGAAGAGGGTACCCGCGGCGCCCGCGCGATGGTGGCCGCCGGCGTGGTTGATGACGTGGATTATTTCACGGCGATCCATATCGGGACCGGCGTGCCGGCAGGTACCGTCGTCTGCGGTGGAGACAACTTTATGGCCACCACCAAATTCGACGTGCAGTTCAGCGGCGTGGCCGCCCACGCCGGCGGCAAGCCCGAGGACGGGCGCAACGCGCTGCTGGCCGCCGCCCAGGCCGCCCTTGGCCTGCACGCCATCCCGCCGCACAGCGCCGGCGCCTCGCGGGTCAACGTCGGGGTGATGCAGGCCGGTACCGGCGCAACGTGGTGCCCTCTTCCGCGCTGTTAAAAGTGGAAACCCGCGGCGAAAGCGAAGCCATTAATCAGTACGTGTTCGAGCGGGCGCAGCACGTCGTCGCCGGGGCTGCGGCGATGTACGAAGCCCGCTACGAACTGCGCATGATGGGCGCGGCGACCGCCAGCGCACCGTCGCCGGCGTGGGTGGACTATCTGCGCGAACAGGCCGCCCGGGTGCCCGGCGTGCAACAGGCGGTGGATCGCATCGCCGCCCCGGCGGGCTCGGAAGACGCCACCCTGATGATGGCCCGGGTCCAGGCGCGCGGCGGCCTCGCCTCGTACATGATTTTCGGCACTGAACTCAGCGCCGGTCACCACAACGAAAAGTTTGACTTCGACGAGAGCGTGATGGCGGTAGCGGTCGAAACCCTGGCGCGCGTCGCGCTTAACTTTCCCTGGCAGCGGGGGGTGTAATGGAAGCCATTTTTCAGTTTGTGGACGAGGTGGTTGAGGCACAACGCGACACTTACTGCGCCATCGCCGACGACATCTGGGACCACCCGGAGACCCGCTTGAGGAGTTCTGGTCAGCCCAACGGCTGGCCGACGCCCTGGAGGCGGAAGGTTTTCAGCTCACCCGCGATGCCGGCGGGATCCCGAATGCCTTTATCGCCAGCGTCGGTGAGGGCCAACCGGTCATTGCCCTGCTCGGCGAATTTGACGCCCTGGCGGGACTCAGCCAGCAGGCCCACAGCGCGGAACCGACGCCTTGACACCGGGAGCCAACGGCCACGGCTGTGGGCACAATCTGCTCGGCACCGCGGCATTCGCCGCGGCGGTCGCCGCCAAAGGCTGGCTGCAGCAGCACGGCGACAGCGGCACTCTGCGCTTCTACGGTTGTCCCGGCGAGGAAGGCGGTTCGGGAAAAACCTTTATGGTGCGCGAAGGGTTGTTTGATGATGTCGATGCGGCGCTGACCTGGCATCCGGAAGCCTGGGCCGGGATGTTCAGCACCCGCACCCTCGCCAACATTCAGGCGGCATGGCGATTTACCGGCACCGCGGCCCACGCCGCTAATTCGCCGCACCTGGGCCGGAGCGCGCTGGATGCCGTCACCCTGATGACCACCGGCAGCAATTTCCTCAATGAAACATATCATCGAGAAGGCGCGCGTCCATTACGCCATTACCGATACCGGCGGCGTCTCGCCCAACGTGGTGCAGGCGCAGGCGGAAGTGCTGTATTTGATCCGCGCGCCGGAGATGGCCGACGCTGAGCAAATCTTCGCCCGCATAGAGAAGATTGCCCAGGGGGCCGCGCTGATGACCGAGACCCAGGTCAGCTGCCGCTTTGAAAAAGCCTGCTCCAGCTATCTGCCCAACCGCACGCTTGAGGCGGCGATGTATCAGGCGGTCTGTCATTACGGTACCCCCGCCTGGAGCGACGAGGAAACGCGCTTTTGCCGCGGCGATCCGCGCCACTCTCAGCGCCAATGATATTAACAACAGCCTGAACAATATTGCCGGCACCAGTGGCGAGGAAGGCAAAACGTTCGCTCGTCGCCACCGCGACACCTTGCTGATTGATGAGGTGGCGCCCTGGGCGGCCACGGATAACGTCCTTGCCGGATCCACCGACGTCGGCGATGTTAGCTGGAAAGCGCCGGTGGCCCAGTGCTTCAGCCCGTGCTTCGCGGTGGGTACCCCGCTGCACAGCTGGCAGCTGGTGAGCCAGGGCAGAACCTCCATTGCCCATAAAGGGATGTTGCTGGCGGGGAAAGTCCTCGCGGCGACCGCCATCCGTTTATTCAGCGACAGCGCCCTGCTGGGAGGCCAGCCAGCAAGAGCTCAGGCAGGTACTGGCCGAACGCCCCCTATCGTTGCCAGATCCCGGCGGAGGTGAGTCCGTCCGTTTTACGATAACCACTTAAGACAGGCTACTCCTGGCCAACGCTGACCGGCATCGCGGCACGCACCGCCCATAATAAACCGCCGGCAGTACGGGGAGCAGGCCTGCCCAACACAACAACGACAACAGAGGAATGCCCATGAGTATGGTCATCCATACCGTCATCTTCCCCCGGCGGAAAGCGCTATGGCTGGGTAGAGAAGATCGGTAACAAGGTCCCGCACCCGTTTTTGCTGTTTATCTATCTCATCGCCGTGCTGATCGCTGCCACGGCAATCCTCTCCCGCCCTCAACGTTGGGGTACAAAACCCAACTGACGGTTCGCGGGTGGTGGTCAAAAACCTGCTCAGCGTGGAAGGATTGCACTGGTTTTTGCCGAATGTGATTAAAAACTTCAGCGGTTTCGCGCCGCTGGGGGCGATCTCGCCCTGGTGCTGGGCGCCGGCTTTGCCGAGCGGGTGGGCCTGTTACCGGCGTTGATGGTCAAGATGGCCTCGCACGTCAGCGCCCGCTATGCCAGCTATATGGTGCTGTTTATCGCCTTTTTCAGCCATATCTCTTCCGATGCGGCGCTGGTGATTATGCCGCCGCTGGGAGCGCTGATGTTTCTTGCCGTCGGTCGGCATCCTGTCGCTGGTCTGCTGGCGGCGATAGCCGGCGTGGGCTGCGGCTTTACCGCCAATCTACTGATTGTCACCACCGACGTGCTGCTCTCCGGGATCAGCACCGAGGCGGCAAAGTCCATCGATGCCTCTTTGCACGTCAGTGTGATCGACAACTGGTACTTTATGGCGACCTCGGTGATCGTTCTGACGCTCGTCGGCGGACTGATCACCGATAAGCTGGTCGAGCCGCGGCTGGGCCAGTGGCAAGGCAGTCGTGATGAAAAGCTGCAGACGCTGACGCCCGGGGAGCGGTTCGGCCTGCGCATCGCCGGCGTGGCGACGCTGGTATTCGTGGCGGTCATCGCCCTGATGGTGGTCCCCGAAAACGGTATTCTTCGCGATCCGGTTCAGCATACGGTCATGCCCTCGCCGTTTATCAAAGGCATCGTGCCGCTAATTATCTTTTTCTTCTTTGTCGTGTCGCTGGCATACGGCATCGCCACCGGCAAAATTCGCCGCCAGGCCGACCTGCCGCAGTTGATGATTGAGCCGATGAAAGAGATGGCCGGGTTTATCGTGATGGTCTTCCCGCTGGCGCAGTTCGTGGCGATGTTCAATCGTAGCCATAAATCAGACCCTATAAAATATATATAATAATATCAGTCATATATAAAAATATACTGGATATCGAGACAGTTATATTTTAGGCTATTTTCACCCGTTTTAACCCATTATGTTGTTATCAGCACCCCACACAGCACCCCACAGTTTAAGGTTTGGATATGGCTTTCTTCACCATAGAGAAAAGATTACGCAGCGATGGAACTGCCCGTTATCGCTGTACTGTAGCCGTTAAACAAAATGGTAAGTACGTCCACCGGGAGAACAAAACCTTCTCCAAGAACACCCTTGCGAAGTCCTGGGGGCTAAACGTGTAGCATACATTGAAGAGCATGGTCTCCCAGAGCCAGAAAAAGAGATGAAAGAGATCTCTGTTATAACTGTTGGTGACCTGCTTACTCAGTATGAAAACCATCCAACATAACGCTCGGTGCATCAAAAGAAGCTCTCTCCGCACGCTTGGCCGTTCCTTTCTGGCAGAAATCAAACTTACGGACTTGACCGCAAACATATTATCGAGCACTGCCAGACCCGAAAAGCGCAAGGACTTGCGCCTTCCACTATCTCTCAGGACGTATCGTATTTAAGTGTTGCGCTTGAGCGGCCAAGCCACTTTTTGGCGCCCCAGCTAATTTGAACGAATTATCTGACGCTAAAGTTTGGTTGAGAAATATGGGGATCACAGGTCCTTCACAGCGACGTAGTCGCCGCGCAAGCGCTACCGAGGTTGATCGGTTGTATGAAGTTCTTAAAGTTAAGGCCGAAACGGCATACACCGGGGCGCCATTACATCAAATATTTATGTTTTCCATACTTACATGTATGAGGGTTGGAGAGGTTTGTCGTCTTCTCTGGGAGGATGTGGACGATATTCAGCGTTCTGTTATCGTTAGAGACAGGAAGGACCCGAGGAAAAAAATCGGCAACCACATGTTAGTGCCCTTACTTGGTGATGCCTGGAGGATATTGACGATGCAGCCTCGTGGTTGACGACAGGGTATTCCCGTTCAATCCGAAAAGTATAACAGCCATGTATCGGCGCGTTCGTGACGAGTTGGGGATTGAGGATCTGAGATATCACGATCTACGGCGCGAAGGGCAAGCCGTCTGTTTGAAGCAGGATTCAGTATTGAAGAGGTAGCGCAGGTCACAGGACATCGTTCACTCAATATATTGTGGCAGGTTTACACTGAGCTATTTCCGAAAACGCTGCATGAGAAATTCGATAAGTTGCAGAAAAGCAAAAACATTGAGTAGAATCAAAAGCGGTGCTCCCCCTGCCTGAGCCCACGCCCACCCGGCAGCAGCATACATTAGCTGCCGGGTGGGCCTATGTGCAACACACTTTGAACTATTCACTAAATGAGCTGCCTGAATAATAACCACTATTAATAAGGCTCACTATGACTACTCTTCTGATCACCTCAAGCGTTGTATTTGTCATCCTCGCACTATTTACCATAAGCGTCATAAAACTATGGATTGGAGTCTCCAACAACCCTGACTAGCACCATCAGAGCCCCTCCCCATCCTGCCATCATCCACAGCCTGTTTTCGCTATGGTCAGGCGTCTTATCGACGAAATACGTTTGTTCCCGCGCTGTCCAGGAGTTAGCTTCCACCTCTGATAAGTGGATGCCGCGCCGGCGCAGAGAGTTGACAAAGTCACTGGTGCGTAGGTACTGATACCCTTTCGGGTTGCGAGAGATAGAGGCGCAGAACGCCTCCCTGATTTTGTGCTGGAGCATGGTAGCCTCTTGGTCAATACTGGTTGCGCACAAAGTAGTTTTATCCGAGAGGAGAATCAATATAGGTTCTGGCTATCAATTTATGTCATTTCCGTAACATATTGATGTAACGAGTAAGGTAAGTCTTAAAGTGTTATCAGCCCTTAGCTGTTTGATGGATTTGCGAACAATGAGAGTTTAAAATTTTTCCGCTATGGCAATACCTTCATAGCAAATTGCTCACCTGCGATCTCTTGCATACGGTTCGCAGTTGAGCAAACTTAACCGGCTGGAAAATATTTATAAATCGTCTTCACCCCCTCCTATTACATCGGCTACCGAACCAATGTTTTAACTGCTCAGACCAGAAATATCTGGAAGCTTTAGGCATCTTCTTGGAAGATAGACGAGCGCAAAGACGCACACAGCAATGATGTTATGTAGTATTTTCCCCTTGAGTGTGCCTGCTCAAGGGGATTTTTTATCGCCGTATTGTACTGGCAAATATTTGTAAATAGTCTTCACCCCCACGCCTGTCACATCGGCCACACGCGACTGGACAGGCGGTTAGTCCGGTATGTTTCTCGCGCTACTACTGCTTACGTTAACGTCTGGTAATGATCTAGCGGCGCGACGTAAAGCGGCGTTGAAAGCAATTATAGTGACCGGCCGGCGTTGGTACTTCACACGGTTAGAATGGCTCTGAAATAAAAAAACATCTTCTGGATAGCGTTCTCTTCTACGAGCAATGATCCCCTCCACTGGAGGGGTTGATTCAACACGTAGCGCCTTCAGATGTCCCGGTTCCCGTATCATTATCGAACAACCATCAATGTCATCGTAACGGAGTGACAGCAGCCTTCCCGCACTTAAACGTGTGTAAAAAATCAACGCCCACAAATCAGCCCATGTATCGGACATGTGCATAAGGTTATAGTTAATAGTTAGAAAATCTCTAAAACTTATTGTTTTCTTACTCATCACAAACAAACCAAACTGTTTTCAAAGCTGAATGAATTGATTAAGCCAAACGTAACATATCAGGAAAAGTAGTGAAATCTATGTCTTCAAGTCGCCGGGAGGTACTTGTAGATTGTTTTCACGTCCACGCCTGTCACATCGGCTACCTGCTGCCTGGTAGCGCCGTTCTCCAGCATTCTGCGGCACCGCTCCACCACTTCTTCAGTCATTATCCGGCGGCGGCCGCCGACTCTCCCCTGCTCCCTCGCTGCGGCTAAACCGGCGCGGGTACGCTCGACGATCAGCTCGCGCTCCATTTCCGCCAGGGCGCTCATGACGTGGAAGAAGAATCGCCCTGCTGGCGTACTGGTATCGATGCTGTCGGTCAGACTGCGGAAATTCACCCCGCGCGCCTGTAGCTCCGACACGAGCGTAATCAGATCGCGTACGCTGCGGCCAAGCCGATCCAGCTTCCAGACCACCAGCACGTCGCCCGGGCGGAGCCGCCGCAGGGCTCGCTTTAACCCTGGCCGCCGGGCATTTTTCCCGCTGGCCATATCCTCAAAAACCAGCTCACATTCTGCGCGGATCAGCGCGTTTTTCTGTAAATCGAGGTTTTGATCCCCGGTTGATACCCTCGCATAGCCAATCAGCATGTTGTAACCCTTTGAAATGGCTGATTGTAAAAGCTCCGCGCTTTCGCTCAAACCCTCGTTTGGGCGAACACCGTTTTGGAGCAAAAAACATGGCCTTTGATCCGCCACTTGGGAGCACTTCGCCCGCGGTGCTGCTCGATAACGCCACTCGCCTGGACGAACTTGTTAACGGGCCAGCGGGAACGGTTAATGACCGTGCCGGGCAACCGCTGGACTCCTGGCGAAAAATCATCGCCGCCATCCTGGAAAGTTCTGCAGCAGCGATGGAAACCATTCGTCTGACGCTGATCCCCCTCGGTGAACAATACGCCACAGAGGCCGATGCGCAGGCGGCGATTAATAACGGAACGATCCCCGCTGGTTCATATTTTTACGTCAGGAGCACTGACGACAGCGCGCTCGCTGTTGAATACCGGAATGTTTCTGGTACAGCTCAGCCTACCGGACGCAAAATGCCGTCTCAGGATTTGCTAAACCAGCTGACTGAGTCGCTCGGTTTTCTGCTTCCCCTGGCTGACACCACACGTTTTTTTAAGGCCGGAGTAACAGGCACGCCCCACGAAGCGATCAACGCTGAAGATATCTTTATCGATGCTGAGAATAACTTGCAGTACTGGATAAAGGATGGCGTGCGGCAGTACTTCCTGCCGGTTCGGGTCCCGACACTGGAGGCTGACACCGTTCTTGTTGACGGTATCGCCGTCGATCCGGCTGCTATTCCCCCGGCTGTCCTCGCCACAAACCTGCTTGGCCTGGCTCAGTCCAGCAAATTCCTGGACCCGGAGGCATTTCAACCCGGCGGCGCGTATGAGGGATGGGAAGGCTACGACAATATCTGGCTGGATAAATCAGGAAATATTCAGGGTTATACCCATGACGGTGCCAGCTATTTGCTGTTGCCCCTGTCAGTGCCTGAACTCAGTGCAAAAAAAATCCGTCTCGACGGTGAAGACCTGCGGGACGTGATCGCCAGACGCACGGAAACACGGATCCCGTTCACAGAAATGGTGGACGGGAAAAGCCAGATCATGCTGCTGAATAACCAGACCGGCCAGCTGTCGCAGGTGACTGATGGCACCGCAAATGAAACAGACCCGGTAGTCGATGGCGGAGGTGTGCTTTCCTGGACCTCGGACAGGGACAGCAGCGTACCCGGCGGGAAATTTTATCTGGCGGAGAGCGGCAAAATTCATCCTGTCATTTCCCGGCGCGTACTGGCGGGATGGGGAGATTCGTTCATGGAAAACCCCGTTTTTATGAATACCCTCCATGCACTGACAGGTTTACCCGCCTACAACTTTGGCAAGTCGGGGATCAGAAGCACCGCAGTTGCTGCCCGCCAGGGGTGGAGAACCCTTTTACTGTATGCCGGTGGATGGAGTAATCCCGGCCAGTGGGACGGTCAACCTGATACCGAACGTACCGGGACCCCATGCCTCTGCATCAAACGGGGCAATGGCGGCCATAAAATGCCAGCTGGCTGGCGTAGACGGAACGTTTAACTGGGATGGCCTGCAGGCATCATTTACCCGCGACACTGAGGGCAGCGAGACGGCGGTCAGTATCCTGACACCGCTTTTTGTTTACCCGTACACCACTGCTGACGTGGTGGGCTCGACGCCTGCCGGTACGCTGTATCCCGAGCACGACGAGGCCATTCTGATCCTGACCTGCGGGCGTAACAACACAACCAGCGTCAGCGAAGTGGTGAATAACGTCAAAAATATCGTCAGTTACCTGAAGCCGGTTGGTGCGCTGCCGTGTATCTGCCCTCAGTTTACCCGCGGTGATGAAACTCGCGGTTCTGCTGGCTATCAGCGTATCCATGCCATAAACGCAGGGCTAAAAGCGGCCTTTCCGGAGTACTACTGTGAAATTGATGGCGTTGATCTGCTACAGAACTTCAAAAACCACTACAACCCGGCGAATGCAACCGATGTGCAGAATATCGCCGACGACACCACACCTGCTTCCCTGAAATACGACACGCTGCATCCGTCACAGACGCTGATGAGTGGCGCGCTGTACGTCGGGGCAGAAGTCAACGCAAATTTCGTTTGCCAGTTTCTCAAACATAAAGGATGGGTTAAATAATGGGTAAGGTCGAACAGAGCACCGACTGGGTGAACGACACCGGGTCAAAATTATATTATTTTCCGTCCATCAATGCCGGTACGCTGGGATGATTGATGTGAAACATAACTGGGCGGGAGGGGCGAAGAACCTGGCTCCCGGTGCCCAGATCAAAAATCTGTGCTTTCTGGATGATCCGGCCAGCGTGGGTTCGGTAGCCCTGAACTTTGACAGCACTACCGGTGGGCTGATTTTCGATAAAACGTCGCGCCAGTACCTGCGCCTGCCTGCGGGGTTTATTCCGACAGCGTCCATGAAAGACTACATGCATACGTTCTGGCTGAAAATCGATCCGGCGAATGCTGGCGCTGATGGTTTCAATAATGTCTGGGTGGGGATTGGGGCAACCCAGTTACGCCACTACCGCTAACCGGCTGATTCAGGTCTATCCGTCCATCACGGCTGGGGTGATCACGGCGCTGACGGTGTGCGTGCGTGGCATTAACTACAGCATAAAGGATTACATCGGCAGTCTTGCCGACGGCAATCTCCACTGCCTGAGCGTCCGCTATCAGGAGTCGGCTGATGGCACGCAGCAAAAGGGGCTGGTTTATCTGGATGGGGTTCTTGCTTATGAGGGCGTCTGGACGGGGAAAATCGCTTATCCGGCGGCGGCTGTTAACCTGAATGGCATCGGATCAAACCTGGCGGACACCACACCTTTTGCCGGTCGGTTTTACCGTGCGCGAATTGACGATCTTACACTGGTCAGCAAAACAGCGCTGCAGGTCATCGCGGAGGAGATGGCGGCGGTGACGGGAAGGTTTAGTTAAAAATATTTCCCCCGGCAAATGCCGGGGAGTATTTGTCGTTACCAAAGGCCCCATTCCACTCCGAAGCTGTTTTTCAGCCACTGAGCGTTTGCCAGTATCTGAGCATCGGTTAGTTCGACGTTGTATACCAGCACAACGGAAACGTTTGAGCCCCCAGTGAATTGCGTTGTTGCGTATGACGTGCCGAGGCGTAGCGTTCTGTCGGTTGTAACCGTTCGCCCCGCACTCGTGGAAATTGATGAGATCATAGCATTCGTTACAGGATCGTAAGCGAATGCTTTTACGGAAGCATTTTTAATAACGCCACCCGTTATCGCCAGCACTCCAGCGGGAAGATCGGTAGTCGGTACAACTGTATCCGCCAACGCAATCGAACTCTCCATTTGACCGAACGCCTTGGGCATGGCCGAGATAATACTGGAGCGTGTCGCCGCTGATGGGTGACTGAGAGTAGTTAGCAAGCAACACACCATTCTGCGAATCAGCGCCTGGCAGGCTGATACCCATAACCGTCATTACCGGCGTAGAGGGCAGCTGCGTATCGTAGAAATTCGTTGTTCCCGTCGTGGCATATTTGCTGCCTACAAAGCGGGGAACCAATTTTCAACAAAGGCACATTCAAGTCAGCATAGTTATTTAACGGACTGCCAACCTGAGAAGAAAGAAAATACGCACCAATAAGACCGGATTTATTAGGAAGATCTACGAAAATATCCTCAACAATAAATTCGCTGATATGCCTGTATCCCGTCCCCGGAAGTACGACGTTAGTTAGTTTCAGACTCATGCCATCATCCTCAGAGGAAGTAGTTATAAAGTTCACGGGCCAGAAAATCTGCCCCGTTGTTGTTCAGGTGCAAAGCGTCATTCCACAGGCCGTAGGTATTCGCCGTCGCATATGCTTGCCGGGAAGTCATCATAGAGGCTGAAGAACTCGACGTGGTTCTCGTTCGCTACTTGCCACATCACATCGCGATATGAGGAAAGCGGATAACTGCCTAACGCGTTACCACTGCGGCGGGGCGATAAGGACCAGAGCGGTATCCGGAAGCGCCGTTTTATAAGCCTGTACCCATGCACTCAGTGCTGTATAGAAGTTCGATAACGTCCGCCCCAGCCGGTAGTCGTTGGTCCCGATAATCATAAAAATGATGTCCGGGTTCAGCTGTTGGGCAAAGTAGCTGATATTACTGAGGACCTTTGTGTAACCGTCAGCCGTGATGTTCGCGTTACCAAATTTTTGGATTTCCACGCCGTTCGACGAGATGGACGCATAAACGCCGTAGATAACCACGGTGTCAGTATTACCCGTCAGGTCAATGACCAGCTGATGCGTTCCGGTAGAGCTAAGGCCCGTGACATCCACTTTGGTCACATTGCCAGTTCCTGCGCCCGTGACAACTACTGGTATGCCGCCGTCAATGGTGTAGCGGAAGACACCTGCCGTATCTTTGAAGTAGATAGAGAGAGAGGTGGCGTTGACCGCGTTGAGCGTGATCCTGGCTGCCGTGCCGGTTGCGTAGAGACACAAACCATCGAGTGCGCAGCCATACGTCGGCTCCGCAGTTGTCTCTGATGCATCGTAAGTCGTCCAGCCGGAAATGTTGAACGACATACCGTTAAGGGTGTCACCGTTAGCCGACGCAAAATTTATCCAGCCTTCGCCAGCTTTGCTGTATTCAGAGTAAAGGATGTTCGCCATCATCTGCGGGATGGCGCGTTTCTCCGTCCATGAATCCCCCGTAAAACCGACTTTCAGTTTTGCTCCCACCGAAAGTTTGTACTTCGATTTTGCTACCCGCCCAGCGCCAGGCACTCCGCCCATCGGTAAATTTCATATTTGGCTGAAAAAGGCCCTGAAGCCCGGCATAAATCAAGTTGATCAGAGGACGAGTCTACGCCATACGCGGCTAGTTTACCGTCAACGAGATAGACGGGGACATTCCCTGCAGCGTCCCGGAATAAAGGCACCTGCTGGGGTGAAACGACCTCATTGGGAAGCATCGCCAGGGCGGCTGGAATGGCAGTGCCTTTTCCCGCGACCTTGTCTGAGAACTCGTCAGTTACCCCCCTTGTATCAAAATCACCATCTTTCAGCCAGACAGGTACTTTACCCTCCATATCACGCACGACAGGAACCAGAGCAGGCATCACCGTTTCCTCAGGAACTCTTTCCAGCGCCAAATTTGCGGAATCGCTGGCTTCATCGACAGCCTGCTGAGAAGGCATTTTTCGCCCGGTTGCGGTCAGAGTCCCGCCAACGTTCATCACCTCGATTGCGAGCGCGCTGTCGTCCGGGCTGCGGTAATACGTGGTGCTCCCCTCGGGGATATTTGCGATATCCGCCTGTGCAGCCTCCAGCGTCTGGTACTGCGTGCTGAGCGGGATAAGGTTCTGCCTGACCTCATCGTTTTTCGCCATCATCTGGCGCCAGGTATCGAGCGGTTCACCGCCGCGGTCGTTAACCGTTCCTGCCGGACCGTTAACCAGCTCGTCAGCGCGCTTGACGTTATCCAGGAATATTTCAGGCGTCGTCGTTCCCAGTGGCGGGTTAAGTTCGGCCATGTTTTTTGCTCCAAAACGGTGTTCGCCCAAACGAGGGTTTGAGCGAAAAGAGTTAATTAGGGGTTGTTATGGGGTATTACGCGACGTCGCCGGGGTATGTGGCGTCGTCGTACTGGTAGAACGATTCGAGGTATTCTTTAGCGGTGACCTGGCAGGTTCCGTCTGACTGCGGAGCGATCTCCTCAACAATGGCGTCGTAGACGTGGCGCGTTGAGCCGCAGAACACCAGGCGGATCGGCTCGATGGTTGCAGACGACTGGTCAACCTTCATCGGATCATCAAACTCGCTCAGGTGTGGGACTGACAGCTGAAAATCACCCACCCTGCTCGCCACCATCAGCCCGGATGCAGAACCATCCTGATAGCGGATCAGCGCGCGGGGATTTTCGAAAGACCAGTCCAGCGGCTCCGTAACGGTGAACGTTGTCACGCCACCAGCCGTTGTCATCGCCTCCACCAGACAGGAAATCGTGTTGTTACCCGGAATATCATCCGTGAGCACAATGCGATCGCCCGTGTTGTAGCACAGCGCGTCCAGCTCGGTAGTGGTCTGGAACGTCACCCGCTGCTGCAGGTATTTCATCAGGCGACGCATGCCGATCTGGTAGGCGTGATCCTGATTCAGTACCCCATCGAGTTTGTAGTTCTCGATTTTCACCGGTGTGGGATTATCAGGCGTCCGGCATTTAACGGTCTCCTCCGCCCAGGTAGTCCCGTTGATGTATGTCACGTCGACGCCATCAAAATCATCGTCGGACGGTACGGTAAATCCGCTCTGCAGCTCCTCCACCATCTCATGCGGAGTGATCACGCCAGTCCAGGGCTTAATCCCCTCACGGTTGACCGTCGCCAGGCCATCACTCAGCAGAAAACGTGACTTCCCGGCATTGGCTATCTTCTGCAGCATTTCCAGCGCTGAGATACTGTCGCCGGTAGCAAAGTCGAAATACTCGCCCCGTGGCGTCCAGTACGCGGATTCCAGCGCGTTGACGGTGTCGACATCCATCTCCAGCCCCAGCGAGTTCCCGACATGCAGCAACGCCCCAGAAATGGTTCTGGCCGTTCCTGAGTCATAGGCCCGCGTGGCCACAACGTTTACGCGGCGGTCCGACTGCGCCGCCAGCTTCCCGCCCGTCTCAACGGTCACCGCCATCAGCGACACGCCGGGATAGGATGAAGGGCGCGTCAGCAGTCGCCCGCGCAGTGCCTGCCAGTACATACTGTCTCGCGCGTTGTTTGAGCCCTGCTCATTGCGCCGACGGCAGCGAACCTCTACCAGCCCCGGAGAGCTGAGGGTGATCCGCTCAGTGAAACCTAACCCGTTGACGTTTTTCAGCGCATTACTCGCCCTGGTGACTCACCCACCCCGATCCGGAACCGTAGACGCGATACTGAATCTCCCACTCAACATGCCGGAGCCGCTTTTTCCCCTTACTGTCGAAGCCACAGATGCCGTTCGGGAAGGAGAAATTCACCTCGAATGCATCCACCACTTCATTCTCAGGGCATACGAGGAACGGCCCCAGCCAGCTCAGCGTGTCGTTAAGACCAGTGGCCTCATAGTCAATCATCGTCCTGGCGGTGAATCCCGGCCATGACTCATCAACGGCACCGTTAACCAGGCGCGCCACCGTCGCCGTTGTGCCGTCGGCTGAGACAATGCGGTACTCATTCCCGCGGTGAGCAAGCGAAAGCCGTTGCACCCCCTCCGGCATGCCGGAAAAGGCCGTTCCCGTGGCAGAGTTATAGGCGAGTGTCACATTCGCCGTTACCGCCGGGCTGCCGCCGGTTGATGCCGTGCCGGAGGTGTAAACCGGGGCATCACCGAAAACAGCTGCAGGCAGCGAAGAGGACGTGATCGCCCCACCCGCGAACGGACTGGCCGACTCGGTTATCAGTACGGTGCCGCCGTTGTCCTGGGCAACCAGGCCGGAGCCGGTGAGTCCCTCGGTGATGGCCGCCAGCAGTCCCGACATCGAGACATAGTTAGCCACCAGCGACACCGGGTAGGTAACCCCCTGCCAGGTGATCGTGAACGTGCTGGAGCTGGTCGAAAAATCGTAGGTGGTCGGGGCCGCACTGGCCTGGACTTTTGCCGCACTCCCCCCGGTGCCGGCACTGCAGCCTGACCGGGGGGTATATGACGCGATAAACAGATCGTAATCGACAGAGTTAAACCCCAGCGTCACCGGCATTCCAACCACCGGCGCGATCTCCGTCAGCAGCGGGCTGGCGATAACGCTGTATCCAGCCGCCGTGGTGATCTGGTAGTTCGGCCGGGGCTTTCAGTTCGACCACGGCGCCAGCGACCCAGCTGGGCGGCAGTGCGTTATCGTTCTCGTCATTATCGTCATCATCATCCGTATCCAGCCCGGTAAACGTTACGCTCGAACCGGATACGGTCATGCTGTCTGCGATAATGTCGTCTGCGTCCGGCGACGTCTGGGCCATATCCAGCCCGGTGCCGGATGACGTCCCGCCCACTTCGGTGGAGTTGACCCAGTTTTCGCTGCGCTCATCACCGGAAACGTCCGCGCCTGGCGGGTAATGGGTGCTGCTGAATCCCGGTAGCGTTGAAGCTGGCGTACTGCCAACCCGGATATCGCCATTGGTATAAATCAGATCACCGACACCGAGACACAGCAGCATCTGGACGCGCATTTTCGTAGGATCGGCGGCATCAAACCGGGTAACGGGCTGCACGACATAATCCGGATAAATACGCACGCGCCCAAAAACTTCACGAATCGCATCACCCAGTTTCGCGCTGTTTGCTTTAGCGGGGTTCAGGTCGAGGCTTCGACCTGTGGATGACGTATAGCCGCCGGCATCAATGTTACTCATCATGAACAATGAATAAGCCGCAGATGCGACGGCAATGCCCACTCCTATCCAGGCAATTGTCGCGGCCTCAAGCCCGAAAGGCACCGGATAAAGCCGGACATCACTATCAGGGTGGATCACGAAAATAGCCCATTCGCCTGGCGGAATTAACAGCCCCTCAACCTCAACGGTCAGCGGTGGGACATCCCGATCCTCGTAGCCTTCAACATTTGCCACCAGCCAGCTGCGAATACTGGTTACACCATGCTCATGCGTTTCGAGTGGTTCACCGGGAAGCCGGGACGGGTAAAAACGAATGGTCATTGCCAGAACTCCACTTTGACAAATCGCCGCTTAAACCGCGGCAACGGCAGAAAGGTGACGTTCGTACCCGGGTTGCATTCCGCCACATGCAACAGACCATCGATACTGACCACGATCCCTACGTGGGTGACAGTCGACCCGGAATAACAGGCCACCCCGGCCCCTTCGCAGGGTTCGCAGCGCTCAAGGGTAAGCATCATCCGGCGTGCTTCCCGGTCGAGGCCGCCGTCGTCTTTGGTTACCCCTGCAAAATCGGGCCAGACGGGTAAATTCAGATCGCGGCGTATCTCGTTCACAATGCCGAAACAGTCGAGTTGCGGGTATACGCGCCCGCCCTTCAGCCAGGTGACTGAACGGTATTTATCAGGGTTAAACATTGGGATTCCTTAGCTGATATAACGCAGTCCGGGGAATACAGGTAGCGTGTAGCGGTAACGTGGCCAGGCTGTATCAAGGATATTCATATAACCCGCGGTAATCTGCGCCTCTGTCGCCGTCCAGTAACCAGACTTGATTTTCAGCGTATACGGCACTTCCGCAGGGGCCGCTAAATCAGTGGAGATATAACGCCGGTACGTCAGAAATGCAGACAGACGGTTAGCCAGCGCATTGCGGATCGCCGTGGACACAACACCATCGATATTGCACAAGGCAAATTTGAGGTCCTGCGTGCCGTCCGCATTGCGCGCCGGCAGCGCAATGTCTATCGCACAGGCTGAAAACGTTACGGTATCGCCGTTCTCCGTCGTCGCCGTGATGTTGTCGTAACCCTGGCAAAGGTAGTGAACATCAGAGCCAATGGTGATCTGCAGCGTTTCAATGATCACCTCCGGTCCGCTGCTGGCGTAGAGGCGGTTGAGTCTTGTCATGATTTTTACCCAATAAAAAAGGCCACCCGAAGGTGACCTTAAAAATTGGTGTCGAATGTGGGTGTACCCTCACCGGCAGGATCGCTATTCCGCGCTTTATTTCACGCTCCGGCTACGGAGCGGCATGAAGGACTTTCCCACAAATCGACACAAGTGATTATGAAGGTGAAACGGTTTTAATCAAGCCTTGGGCCACTCCTTATTCAGCGCAATATCCAGCAGTGAGCTGCCGACGATCCATTCCGGGTAATTACCCCATGGGGCAGGAGCAAGGGGGCGTTCCCATAACTCAAGCGTCGCCGTGTACTTCCAGTAAATCGGGGCCACCAGCACCGGTCCCTGATATATATCTGTGAAGCGGCATTTGTAAAACTTAATGCCTGCCGGCGTCTGCAGCTTCATCATGAACCATGCAGCCCCGTCAGATAACGCCTCACGGAACCAGGACTCAAACGCCAGTCCCTGCGCATCGGTTTCCATAAACCAGGTGATGCTGGCCTGCGTCGGCGTGGACGTATAAGCTCGCCTTTGCCGCGCGCGGCCGGTGATTAACTGGGTACGTTTTAACGGGCTTACAGGCTGGAATCCGTATCCTTCCTGTAATGGCATAGGGAGGCTGTCATGTGGGTAGTTGATATCAGTCATCACTCTAACCCTCTGCCTGGATATTTACTGCGCATTGCCTTACCAACTTTCCCATCTCCTCTCAACACTTGCGCAGCAACCTGATCAAGGGCTTCCGTTGTCGCCCGCTTCTGCGTTTGAGCCATGGAGAGAGCCATCTGATCAGGTGTCACACCGGGCGGCGTATGGAAATGCTGCTCAATGGGAGCATGGATGGTGGTCTTGCTGCTGTTGTCGCTGTTAACGTTCTGAACACCAGTACCAAACCCTGTACGCCCCAGAGTTGCATCAAGCGGTTGGCCATTTCGAAGTGCCTCAAGCTGAGACACGCCGATCCGGTTCGTTGATGCCTGGTCGAAGACGTACTCTCCTTTGTGAACAATACCCGCTGGCTGATACTTACCACCGGGGCCGGTGTAACCGCCGGAGGCGAAGCCAGTATCAGCAACCGCTTTTATGTTAGAGACGATATTGGCGGTCTCCATAGCAACCGTTGCCATAGCCATCAAATTTGACGGGAAAGGCAGACTTGCGGCCTGTGCGATACCCGCATTGATTGCCACCATAGACTGTGCGATCGCATAGGCTTTACTGGCTGCGAACGCTGCTTTGTAGATACCGGATTGCTGACCAAAACCATCGGCCAGAATACTTAATCCACTGTCCATCATGCTTTGCGTAGTGCTGGTAATGATGGCGTTTTTTTGGGCCTCTATAACCGCAGCAGCGTTTGCAGCATCGGCGCGAGTTTTTTGCATCCTCGCTTCACCCTCAGCGGTGATTGCGCCAGCCTTTTTGTAAGCCTCTTCCTTCCGGGCAAGCCAGGCATCCAAATCTTTTTGTGCCTGATCGAGTTGGCTATACTGCTGTTGCATTCCGCCAAAAGTGCCTGATAGCTGGCCGCCTGTCGGCGTGGTATTACCCACAACATTACGAACCGTCGAGGGCAGTTGCATATCGGTGTTTTGATAAATATCTGCCCGCGTTTTTTCATATTCACCGGGTTTAAGTTGCCCCGTTGCTTTGGCCTTCTCCAGCAGTTCAAGACGGGTTTTAAGCAGATCGTTGGTCCGCTCATCCTTCGTCTTTACCTGTTCCTGCATCTTCCGGTAATCGTCCAGGGTTGCAGTAGCTTTCTGACTTAGTTCTAGACGTTTGAACGCTGCGTCTATCTCTTTGGACATAGACAACAGCGACTGTTGATCTTTAGTAACTGGCAACCCTTTGGCCTGTCGATCCTGAATAGTCTTAATCTGCTCTTCAAACTTCAGGCGCTGCATTGCGACCGCCGATAATTTATCGCTAGCGTCCAACTGCGCATTGAATGCTGCAGTTTGCTCGTTAATCTGGTTAAGTAGTCGCTGCCCTGCATCCTCAGAGTAAGCTTTAGTCTTATTACCTGTTCCAGGAGAAAATGTTCCGATATGCCCCTGCGCAAAACTTATTTGATTACGCATATCGGTGAGGTTCTTTATGAACTCATTACCTCCATTTTTTCCGGCGGCATTAATTTTTCCCCAAGCCTCATCCACCCATTTCTGGATATTGTCTAACTCACCGTTTACTTGGCCTGACACATTGGCGAAAACATCTTTGATTTGATGATAGGCATCAACGGGGTGTGAAAGGTCTATATCCTTAATCCCATTCCACAAGTCAACCCATCCCTCCCATGGCCTTGGTAACACCCATGAAAGCACCTGCGACAGTTACAGCGGCCTTAGCCAGATTTTAAGCCAGCTATCCAGTGTTTGGGATACGGCTGTAACATCTATTCCTTTTGCGGCGAACGTAGTGAACTCGCCAGTTAGGTCGCTGATCGTTGGCATTAATCCCGCAGCAATCTGAGTTCTTAGCCCCTGCATTGAGGAATTGACCAGCCAGCCAGTGGTTTCCAACTCCTGCGCCGCACGAATTGTTTTCTGGTCGAGAATAAGACCCAGCTTCTCCGATATATCGGCATTTCACTGATCACTTTGCCGCCATTCTGAAACATCGGTATCAAAGCAGTGGCATCGTTGGCAATGGCCTCCATATAGAAAGTCATCTGCGCTTGTGAAACATTGGCTTTTTGCAGGGTATCAACATATAGCTGCATTGCAGCTGGCCCTGAAAGATTCTTAAACTGCTCAGCCGTCACACCAACCTTTGGAGCTATAGTCTTAAAAAAATCCTGGAGCTCCCCCCCGCCGGTGCTCAGGAAGTCACCAACCTTATCATTAACATCCTTCATTATGTCGGAGAACTTATCCTGAGATATCCCCGCGGCACTGGCAGCTATGGCGTATTTCTGAAAATCAGTAGTAGACGCATTAGCTATTTTTGACAACCGGCTAATCTCAACACCAGCCTCTGCCGTGTGCTTGATCATTGCCGCCAATGCCGTTCCTGCCATGAGTGCGCCAGTAGTAACTGCAGCAGTTAGAGCTGCACCTAATTTACCGACGGCAGCAACAGTCTTTTCACCGTTTGTTGTGAGCTTAGTTAGCGAATCAGAAAGGCTATCTGCATTACGTTTTGCCCCTACGCTATCGAGAATAATGGCCAGGCGGGAGGTTTGTTCTGTCATTTAGCGATCTCCGGGCAATAAAAAACCCGCCGAAGCGGGTTAGAAAACGTTGAAACGATGATAGTTAGTGAAGGCTACCTACAGCCACCAGCGATTCTTTAGCCAACTTCCGTGGCGAAATCAGTCATCCTTATATCATCTATGATAAAAAGCCCACCTGAGTGGGCTAGTTAATTTTTACGGCCATGAACACGCCTTTCGTACTTCATGTATCGCTAAATCAGCACCATCAAGGTTAAACTGCGCATCAATATCTCCTTGTCCGTACGGCTGGAATCTAATGAGCAACCTTTTATGTTCAGTGAGTTTCTTAGCTTCATCTATCGGATTCATTGAAAAAAGCGCTCGCCTCCCTTGAGCCACAGACCACTGGCTTGATGAGGCCTTTCCTTTATCGAATCTCATCATAACAGTAGATGTTGGATGCCCGTAATAACCCTCAGCAGATATTAAAAACTCCGTCTTATTATTAAAGCATCTAACTGCTAACCCCGCCTTGCTCCCGGCTTTATTGTATGGTTCTGACTGTAACGCAACAAGAACATTAATATTGTCAGTCATCGGGTCCTTTTTCTTGCTGATCCCCCACCGGATAGCATCTCAACATCCTCAGCAAAACTATTACCAGCAAACACAAGTGACATAATAATCAAATATATGCATCGAGTTTTCTTTGTCATCTTAATGAGTCCCTATTGTTCTTTATCATGGATGAGATGCGAAACCATGCCAACTCTGGTGTATTTCCATAACGTTCAATGAATTTACCAATAGACTCGCCATCGCTACCTACCATATCTCTACAGATTTTCATCCATTCTATGGCTTCATCACGACCTAACCCGTCATCAACAATTTGATGAGCCAGAAGCATAAATCGCAAGAAATCTCCACCATCTTGAGGAACATAACCGACGTCAGAAGCCATAGCCCCGTTAACCTCCCTTGCCCATGCTCCAAGCTCTGCGGCTGGCTTTAGGTGCGGCAGCCATACGCCTTGCCACTCCTGCTTTACAATACGAGGTAACTTATGAGCAGGAAGCTTCTCTATCCTGCCATGCTGACACAGAACGCTGGTAGGCGTCCGCATCTGCATTGTGGCAGAAAACCTATACCCATCAAGTATCTCACTGTACTCTGCGTCACCTGGCTTTAATTTGTTTTTCTGTTGCTGCGCCAAATATTCAAAAGGCGATGAGGATTTGAGGATAAACACCTTATTGCCTGATGGCGCTACATTTCCTGTATCTTTGAGCCAAATTACAATTCTCTTATTTGTAATTGCTGAAAGCCTTAATTGTTCATCAACTGAATTTGCAATTTTTGGCTTGCCTTGATAATTCTTCTTGACGCCGCCTTTCCTTTTCCTCTCTAAGAGCTTTCAAGTTAAGAGCGGCTATGTCGAATTGCGAGAACGCCAAGACGTCTCTGTTTCCGTCACTCCCTTGGGTGCTAACGACTCCAATCTCCTCCATTTGTTCAACTAACCGCGATGCACGGCTGTACCCGATTCTGAACTGCCTCTGCAGTCCAGCTACGGATGCTTTCCGCTTTTCGATTACAAAGCTAATTGCCTGATCAAGCAAAGGGTCATCGAAGTTATCGCTTTCCACATCCCCTATCCCCATCATTAACATTTGCTCACAGGTTAGCACAAGGCGGGAGCAAGGCAATGCTGGCATCCTTGCCACAATAGTTAAGCCTCAAAACCAGGCAGGTACATTTGAACCTCATCAACCACACGGGCACGGGCTGCCAGGAGCAGGCGTTTGCGACCACCAGATCCCCATTTCCCATACGGCTTGCGCACTGACTCACCTCCTAGTTTCTGCGTTTATCACATGGTCGATTTTGTTTAAGCGAGCCATAGCATCAAAGCCCTGCCGAACAAGAGACTGAAAGGTTTGGTAAACCCGGATCTCAAACTCAGCACTGAGCCATGCGGCATAGCGAATTGCAACAATTTCCAAGGCCCATACACCTTGGTTTACGCCGCCGTTAATAACCTTAACTGGTTGATTTTCTTCCAGAGTGCATTTTTGCATTCTGGCTAAGGTTTGAACAAATTCCTTAACCTTCTTAGAGCGAAGGAACTGGCTTGGCCCCTGATTTTCTTTGGCCTGGCCACTGCATACAGCTGAGGCGTGCAGGTCGTTCAGGCTGTAACGTCCATAGTCATCGACACGAACGGAAACGCCGTTTACTGATACGGTTGGATATTTCATATCGGCTTACCTTTTAGTGATGAACCTTGTCACACAGGAATCCGGCCCACAGAAAGGCACCGATAGCCAAACCGGTATCCTCAAGGGTCATCCTGAAAGGTTCTGTGTAGTGATGTGCGCGTGTGAGCGCGGGGAATTGCGGGTATAAAAAAGCCCCGGATTATGCCGAGGCTCATTTTTCTTACTGTTTCTTTTCTGTTCCTTCGCCCATTCATCGCGCCACGCATCGTCGAGGGCAAGTATGGCGGCATCAAACTCGGTACGGTCAACCAGTATGGGGCGAGAAGCCAGATAGCGCTCTATATCGCTCAGGGACAGCGGCAGCGGTACACCAGCCAT